TAGAAATACCGCCTACCCCACCTGCACCAACTGATACTGAATATATGTTACCTTTGGTAAATGTAATGGTACCTGATAATACACCACCTGCGCCACCGCCGCCAGCACCTTGATTGCCTCCTCGGCTAGCACCACCTCCACCGCCACCTGCCACTACCAAATAGTCTACCGAATACTGAGGTGGAGGCACAAATGATGATATGAGAATTCCTGCACCTATGGTGATTCCTGCACCAATTTCTATTTCTGGTAAAGACATAAAGCGACTCCTATTTTGTTGTCATTATATTTATAGGAATATCTTGATCTGCTGTTTGTTGAGTTTACAATGGTAACCGCGGTGCAATCAGGAGTGTGGGTTAAGATTTGAGTTTACACCGGTCACCGTGCCAACATCGGCGTGTTAAAAAGTTAATGATTCTAATTTAGATTTAATATCTATGGCTTCATTTACTAGTTTGATAATATCATGGTCAGTTTTGTCTGGCCAATCAAAATTAATAAACCATTCTAAGTTGCTTATTAACTCGTCAGCTTGACTTTTTACAATAGACAATTTGTTTAAGTGTTTTAATTTAATAAACAGTGAATATGATCGCAAAATAAGAGCATATTCGTTTTTAAAATTTAAATTATAATTCCTTAATGTTATTAATAACAAATTTTTGTCAGTTATCTCAAATATTTTCATCTGTATTATTTTCTAATATTTCATTTAATAACGAAGATAATATTTTTTGTCTTTCTATAGAGCGATTATTTAACTCGTTTAATAAGTGAATAGCTTGCTGTTCTTTCTCTTGATATTCTGTAAGTTTTTGAGGATTTTCCATATGATTATTTATTATGTTTACAGTTAGTACCGTGCCAACGAGCGTACCCGTTTACTGCTACATGTTGATCACAATGTGGACATAGTTTCTTTTCACGCTTTTTACCTATGTTAGCTAAACTTCTTACTAACTTTTCTTCTTCTGTTTGCTTACGACCACGAAGTTTATCACCAATTCTTTTACGAGTTACTTCTGATACTTCAACACCATAACGAGGATTGCCTTCGCCTGTGTACATTTTACTTCTTTCTAATTTGTATTCTTCACTATACTCTGCTCGTTTAATCCCATCATCTCTTCTTTTTGCCCAAGCCGCTTTCTGTTTTTCTTTTTCATGTGCAGGTTGTTTTCTTCCAGTAATTTTTTTACTATGCTCTTCTTTTTGTTCATCAGTCCAACTAATTCCGTAATTAGGATTACCTTCTCCTTTCATTGATTCACTTTGTAATTTTGCTCGTTCTGCTCGTATACCAGCGAGTCTACGAGATGAGAAATATCGTTTACCTTCTTGATTTGAGTTTACCATACTACGCATTTCGTATGCTTTAAGCACTTTAAAGTATGCTTGTTTATTATCTTTGTGTATCTTCGTCAATAGATAATGCGCTAACTCATGTTCTCTATCAGTTAAGTGAGTTATATTTTCTATAGCGTCACTATCACCAACTATCCAACCACTCGGTCCTTTTCTTTTGCGAATTGAGTAAAATGATTCAGGAATAATATGATGTTTTTCAGTATATCCTTCTATTATCCGATTTTGACCTCGTTTACAGATGTTGTTATACCATTTTGTGTATTTGTTCATATGTTTATTTATGTTAGTAAGCTCAATATTAACATTTTTATAAACAAAAGTCAACAAAAAAGCACCTTGCGGTGCTTTCCTGAAACTTCCCATCCCTGAGTTGTTTGTATTGCGTTTGTATTAACTGAACGATAAATTTTGGACGGCTATCTCGCCCACATAATCGGCAGCATTTCCGAACGAAGATGCAGTATTTGTTAATTCCACAAACCCGTACCTTGTCATAAATGATACGACTGGTTCGAATGTTGATGGATCCAATACAACACCTGACGACATCAACGGAATGTATGGGCAATAGAACGCAGCAGCATCAGCTTCTGACGAACCTTTGTAACCCACTAATACTGATTGAGTATCTGGAGCATAGCTGTTTACGAATACACGTAAAGAACCGTTTAATGTACCAACAAACTTAGTGTTTGTAGGAGCTTCAAATGTACCTTCAGTTGTACGAGCAAATGCTGATGTAGTAGCTGATTGTAATACTGTCAATGCAGCACTTGAAACAACTGCCCAGTTACCAGCGCCACGACGTGTACGCTGAGCGATCAAGTTAGCAACACGATTGATAAGAACAGCTAAAGCAGCGTGTTCGTCACCAACGAATGTAGCAGTACCAGATACTGTAGCTTGGTTGTATGTGTACTCAGTTGCAGCTAATGAGCTTAATGACAACAGGATTTCCTGGTCAATTTCAGCTGTGATTTCTTGTGCTAAAGCAGCCATAATTTCTGCTTCAACGTCGATACCATGCATAGCTTGTGCGTCTTGAGCACTTTCAAATGTCCAACGAGCTTGTAACTTACGTGTCTTTGCTTCAACAGCTTGTTTCAAGATTTGGATACTGATTTGTTTACCGCCAGTACCTTCCATAGTAGCTGTATTGTTACCAGTATAACCAGTAGCAGTAGTAGTACCTTGTGGAACTGTTGAGTATGCTGTAGCAATGGTAAATGGGCTTAACGCTTCTTGACCAGCTGTTACAGAAGTTGCAGCTAAACTATTGTCAGTCAATGACTGAGCATAACGTACACGTAATGTATGGATCTGTGAAACAGGACCAGTCATTGGTTGTACACCTACCAACTCGTTAGCAATAACAGTTGGCATTACACGTCGTATAACTGGCAGAATCACACGGTTAAGTGTAGCGATGTTGCCTGACGCAGTTGAACCCGATGTAGCATTTTCTTTCAAATACTTACGAGTGTTTTCGAGGATTACAGACATCGAATTGCGCTTTGAACCGTTTAAGCCCTCTAGCAACGCATCTTTAGTCTCGCCCCAACGGCTTTCGATTAATGCTTGTGACATTTAAGTCTCCTTTGTGTTTTTACAGCCCTGCCAACCGCTTAAGATCAATGACATTGCTTTCGCTTTCGTCTTCTTGCTCTTGGACACGGGCAGATTTATCGCCAGTTGCTTCAGTTAATGTTTCAGTAATTACTGGTTTAGTAGCTTTTACTGAACGATTCTCTAATACCGCTGGTAGATACTTTTCAAAAGCAGATTTCAAACGTGTAGTTTGAACGCTTTCAAGTAAATTACGCATTACTTCTGCTTTTTCTTCATTTAGAGGACTAAGCAATTCTTCCATTGTACGAGTACGTACATTAGATTCTTTTAGGATGCGTACTTCACGTTCCTTGGATTCGACTAAGACAGTTGCCTTCTTAGCGAATTTGATGGCTTCAGCAATTTTTTGATCTTTCTGAGCAATTACATCATGCAGTTTACGAACTTCTGCTTTCTCATTTAAATGAGTAGCACCAAATTCTGCTGAGTATGCTTCAAAAATACGACGACCAAAATTGTTCTCGCGAGCAACTTGGATGTCTTCTTTCAATTGGCTGAGTTCAGCCTTGAGATGCTTGGATACAGCTTGTGACATTTTTTCAGCAGATTCTTTTACGAAACGGCTCTTTAATGATTCTAATTGACCACGTGCATTTTGAACCAGGCGTACCTTAGTTTCAACTACATCACGCTTGTCTTCTTGGAATTCACGAATTTCACGAGCTAACGCATGAACGATAAAGCCTTCTAATTTCTCTAGGCCTTCGTTATGTGTTTTGCGGTCTTTACGCAATTCGCCAATTTCTTCCGCTAATTTAGATACCATAAAGTTGTTAAACTTGTTGCTATCTTCTTTCATTTTGCGTTGGAACTTGACACGATCTTCAGCTAATTGAGCTTTTTCAGCTTTTAACTGTTGGACTTCTGCGATAAGACTTTCTGATACCATGCGATCTAGGGCTTCCACCATCACTGATTTGTCATGCTCGTAGCGTTGTGCGAACTCTTCGCGGAGTTCCGCACGGGCTTGTTCTTTGGCTTCAACAATCTTAGCTTCCCAAGCCTCGTTGATTTCTGCTTTCGCTTCCTCTGTAACAAACTCGCTATCTAGTAACGGTTTCAATGCGTCTAGCATATTATTTTCCTTCGATCTTCAGACTACGTATTAAACGAATTACTTCATTTGATACGTATTTCTGTGCTTTGTTGCTTTTAGCTGGATCCTTAAACATTTCCAATAGTTTTTGACCGCCGGCATGATTTAACAAGCCTTCGTAAATTGCTGTTGGATATGCATTTGGAGCACTTGGCTGAGCAACTACATCAACAGTGACGATTTCAAAGTCACTGACATGTCCGTTGGAGTCGTTGACATTTCCTGATCCACGACTACTAACCCCTAACTTCACACCTGAATCTAACATTGTTTTTACAAGTTGACCCATAGGTGTTGGTAATATCTTTAACTTTCCGTAGCCGCAGGGACCTTCCATCCACATACCTTCAATCATGTGACTCACACGATCTAAATTAATTTTCAAATCATCGGGATGGTCTACTTCGCCTAATACTGAATGACCTGATTTAAGTTGTTCGTTGATAGTGTCTACTGCTTTGGCAATTTCGTTAACTGGATATACACGCTCATTAGCGTTTCTTACGCCGCCCTCAATACAAATACCCTTCATATAAAGAGTTTTGCCGCCATCTTTGGCTTCCTCAGTTAAAAGTTCTACTTTTGCCTGAGTGAAGCTTAGATGTTCTTTGAGATATGTATGACGAGCCATATCTATCTATTAACCTTTTGGAAAAGGTGTTTTAGTATTAACACCAGTTGCCTGGGCTAAATGTGGTTTTGGAGCTGGAGTTAATTTACTATTAACACCGCCTTTTGCTGGAGTATTTTTGAATTTTCCAGCACCTGGTAAATCTCCGCGTCCTTTATCAGCATAGCTATTTGGAGCTTTGTATGCTGA